ATATTGAAAAATCTAGAATTGAAATGTTACAAAAAGCAGGGCTTTTAGAAAACAAAGAACTTGCAGAAGAAATGGTTGAAATTGAAAGGCGACAAGAGGTTCTTGTTGAAATCTTAAGAGATATTGCTTCAACTCACCCAGAGGTTCGTGATTTAATTATGAAGCGTCTTTCTCAAATTGCTAAAGAGGGAGAGGTAATTACCATTGTCCAAGATGTTTAATGATTTCTTAGAGGTTTTAAAAGAAAATCAATTTGACGAAATTCCAGTAGACGCAAAGACATTTGTTGAGTCTGCTGATTATCTTGGACAGCCACAACTATCCTTAATTCAATATGAAATTGTAGAAGCAATGAGTCAAATTTATCGTAAAGAAGAATTACAAGAAATATTTGGATCTGTTCTTGGTGCTCAATATTTTGACAAATATACTAAAAATGAAATTATTTTGCAACTTGGCAAGGGATCTGGAAAAGACTTTGTATCAACTGTAGCCTGTGCATACATAGTGTATAAACTGCTATGCCTTAAAGATCCCGCTAGGTATTATGGAAAACCAAGCGGGGATGCAATTGATATCATAAACGTAGCCATTAACGCACAACAAGCAAAGAACGTATTTTTTAAAGGATTTAAAACTAAGATAGAGAAATCACCATGGTTTGCAGGAAAGTATAACGCAAAGGCTGACAGTATTGAGTTTGACAAATCAATTACCGTTTACTCTGGACACTCAGAAAGAGAATCGCACGAAGGTTTAAACTTATTACTTGCAGTTCTTGATGAAATTTCTGGTTTTGCATCTGAGGTTGGAACTGGTAATGAGCAAGGCAAGACTGCAGAAAATATTTATAAAGCATTTCGTGGGTCTGTAGATTCTCGTTTTCCAGATTTAGGAAAAGTGGTATTGCTTTCATTCCCCCGTTATCAAGGTGACTTTATTTCTAAAAGATATGAAGATGTTATTGCAGAAAAAGAAACTATTGAAAAGAAACATCTTTTTATTATGAATGAAGACTTGCCACACGATGATCCAAATAATCAATTTGAAATTTCATGGGACGAAGATACTATTCTTTCTTACAAGGTTCCAAAAGTTTTAGCACTTAAAAAAACAACGTGGGATGTAAATCCTACTAGAAAAATAGATGATTTTAAGTTAGCATTCTATACAGACCTTGGTGATGCCATGATGCGCTTTGCCTGTACGCCAACATTTGCATCAGATGCATTTTTTAAAGATAAAGCAAAATTAGAAAAAGTAATGACATTAAGAAATCCAGTTGATAATTTTAGAAGGTTTGATGAATCATTTAAACCTGATCCAGAAAAGATATACTATATTCACGCTGACCTTGCACAAAAGCATGACAAGTGTGCTGTAGCAATTGCTCACGTAGATAAATGGGTAAACATTCAAGTTATTAAAGATTATGAGCAAGTAGCACCAATGGTTATTGTTGATGCAGTTGCCTGGTGGGAACCAAAAGCGGAAGGTCCAGTTAATTTATCAGAAGTAAAGCAATGGATCATTAATTTACGCAGACAGGGATTTAATATTGGGGTTGTTTCTTTTGACCGTTGGCAGTCATTTGATATTCAACAGGAATTAAAGGCAGTAGGAATCAAAACTGATACTGTTTCTGTTGCTAAAAAACACTACGAAGACTTAGCAATGATGGTATATGAAGAAAGAGTTGCAATACCAAGAATTCCTTTATTACTGGAAGAGATGTCAGAACTCAAAATTATGAAAAATACTAGGGTTGATCATCCACGTAAAAAATCTAAGGACCTAGCAGATGCTGTATGTGGCGCTGTATTTGGAGCAATATCACATACACCTAAAGATTCTAACCATGAGATTGAGATTCATACTTGGTCTACCTCTGCACGACTTGCAGAGAAACAGAGAGATATGGTAGAATTAGACAACAAGGAAATGCCTAAAGATGTTAGAGATTTTCTTGATAGATTAAACATTATATAAACTAATAAGGAGAAGAATGAATTCATTTAAGAAACTTGCCACAGTCTTGGCTGCAGCCTTGACACTTGGCGTGATGTCGGCACTTCCGACACAGGCTACAGTATATGCTGACGTTGTCACCATTGATGCCGTAGCAGATACAATTAATCCTGGTGAGACTGCAACAGCAGTAGTATCAGTATCATTTTTGGGAACAAGTATTGGAGATACCGTTTCGGTAATATCTGCAGTACTATCTGCCCCATCTACTGCTAGCGTTCCACAGTTTGCCGTTACAGAAACATCTAGCGCAACAGTGGCACTATCAGCAGACACAAAAACAGCAGCAGTATCTCCAGCAACTAATACTTCTGGTTATGTTACTGCAAAGTTGACATCATCATTTTATGTGCCTACCGTCGCTGGATCATATGTAGTTAGATTTATCCCTACATTGACTAGCGCATCTGGTTCAGTTACATCTGCTGCCATTACATGGACAGTTACTGTTACCGCTCCAGACCTTAAGGCATCAACTGCTTATACAACATCTTTTATTAATACTGGAGAAACAATTTCAGCAACAACAGATGCTACTGTATATGCTTCAAAGACAGTCTCATCTGATGCAGCAGCAGTTATTGTTTTAACTCAAAAGAATGCTGTTAATGCTTCTGCTTCAGAATCTGTTACAGCAACAATTTCAGGAGCGGGTATGTTGGGGTATGGTACAAACCATACAACAATTAACGGTCTTGGTAGATCATTAGTTGTACCTGCAGGAAACTACATTGGAGTATTCTCTGATGGAACATCTGGCGTAGGAACAATTACTCTTACTTCACAATCTGGAGCATTGTTAGCAACAGAGAAAGTAACATTTTATGGTGATATCACCAAAGTTGTTACAACTGTAAAAAAGCCAGCAATTGCTGTAGGTTCTAACGCAGACGCAATTTCTGCCGTAGCATATGATGCTGCTGGCGTAGTTGTAGGAGCAGGAACACTAACAGTTACTTCAAATGATCTTACAGTAATCAGCAACTCAGCAACAACTGCTTCTATTTCTAATGGTGAAGCGTTGTTTTCTTTGGCTGGTGTTAAAACTGGTTCAGCAGGTGTATTAGTAAAGAGTGGAACAATCTCTGCAGACACAGTTACTGTGCGTGTAGAGGCTGCTGTTGCTTCTATTAAGTTGGCTTTTGATAAAGCAAACTATGTAGCAGGAGAGCAAGCCACAATTACTCTTTCACCAGTTGATGCAACAGGTGCAGTATTGTCTGGAAAGACATATGCTAGCCTACTTGCTTCTACAGGAATTACTACAAGTTATTCCTTTGGTGGATCAAGCGATACCATTACTGCAACATCTATTACAACTGACGCAAATGGTGTAAAAACTTACAAAGTTTATATGCCATTATCTGCAGGAGCAGTTACTATCAGCGCAACTGGTGGAACTGATTTACCAGCAGCAGGTCAAGTAAAGGTGTCAGCATCTGCAACAGTAACTGATTCAGCATCACAAGCACTTGCTGCTGTGGCTGCATTAACTGTAACCGTTGCACAACTTAAGACATTAATCACAACCTTGACTAATCTTGTATTAAAGATTCAGAAAAAGGTTAAGGCTTAACAACTCCTTATAAAAATTGAGGGTAGATTAATTTCTACCCTCTTTTTTATTGCATAAAAATGGTATAATTACTAATATAATTACACATAGGAGACCACCACTCAATTGACCAATCTCAAACGAAGACTAGTATTAGCCTTTGGGGTAGGGTTGTGTTTAACAATTTTTGGGATAATGGCTCCTAATCGTGCTCATGCTACAGAAAATCAAGAACAAGTTGTTGTAAGCCCTGCTCAACAAGCAGTTAATACAGCCCTTGCAACAGCCACTACAGAGGTTCAACAGGCTATTACAGCCACGGACACTGCCACTGCCACCATAACAGTAGCAGTTGCTGAAAGGGTAGAGGCTCAGGCAGCGGTAGATACAGTGACAGCCACAGTAGCAGTAGCACAATTAGACGTAGCCTTAGTAGACACAGCAACAGCCACAATTAGTTCTGTAGATTTATCTGTTACACCAATAGATCAAAGTTCTCAAATAGTTATAGATGCAAAAAATACAATTACAACAGCACAAACCTCCATAAATAATATTGACACATCAACTGCACAGGTACAAATATCTGAAGCCGTTGCAGCAAAAACAACAGCAACAACAGCACAAGCCACCGCACAAACCGAACTAACTCAAGCCAACATTGCAATTGATAATGCACAAACAGCAGTTAATAATTTGCAAGCCACCATTGGAACTAGCACAAATGTTTTGGCTGGCGTAGATGATGCTGGTGTTCAAATGAACCTTCCGTTTGGAATGCAGATGGGTGGAACTGTTTATAACAACGTTTATGTTGGGTCTAATGCAACAATAACATTTGGTGTAAATGAGGGTGGCGTATACCATACAACTCCAAGTGCCCCATCCGTATCTATAGCGGGATGGGACTGGACAACCTGGAGCACAGGAACAGGTATTACCTATGCAACAACTGGTACAAGTTTAGATATTGCTTGGGACCTACGTCCATACCCACAACAGGATGCTTCAACACAAATGGTTCAAGTAAGATTTAATGCTGATGTTAATCCAAATGATGGTGCTTGGATAGCAAATGTAACTGCTAATGGACCAATACCTAATGGAGCAAGATTTAATTATAGAGAAACAACCAATGGAACGGTAACAGAAATTACTAACACTAATACTGGTACTGGATTTGCTGGACAAATAAGTCAAGGTGCAGAGTTTACTCCATATGTAGACCCAAATACTTCAACAATTCAAGCAGCAGTAGATTCTGCAAACGCTACAATTGCACAGTTAAACTCAAGTCTTACTCCAGTAGTTGCTCAAAATACTACAAACACATCAACAATAAATGCTATTAATACAACATCTTTAACTAATACCGTAAACTCAGCGGTATCTAGTAAAACAAACTTACAGACACAATTAAATACAAATGCTCAAGAGTTAATTACAGCAATTAGCACCAACATTCCTACTCCTGCTCCAGTAATTTTAGAAACAGTCGTTCAGGGTACAACAGTTACCATAGCGCCAGAACTTCCAACAGGGTATGCAGCAAATACTTGGTTTTATCAGGTAGAAACTGAAGATCCTAGTGCAGAAAATCCATATGAAGGTGGTACTTATAATACAAGTGGTGCTCCAGAATCTATTGAATTAACTGGTTTAACACAAGGTGCTACATATTCTATTAGAGTTGCTAACTGGTCAGGGCCTGTAAGTGAATATGCAGAAGTCGTTGTTTCTATACCAGCACCACAAGGTTCTAATTTAACTACTGGCGGTTCAATTAATACAAATCCTGTAGATACAACTCCAATTGATACAACTCCTGTAGATACAGAACCTATAAACACAGAACCAGTTGAGACTGAACCAATTAACACAGAGCCTGTAGACACAGAGCCTGTAAACACAGAACCAGTTGAAACAGAGCCTGTAAACACAGAACCAGTTGAAACAGAGCCTGTAAACACAGAACCAGTTGAAACAGAGCCTGTAGATACAGAACCAGTTGAGACGGAGCCTATAGATACAGAACCAGTTGAAACTGAACCCATTAATACAGAGCCTGTAGAAGAACTTTCAGTTAGCGAAGAGGTAGAAGTTGTATTTGAAGAAAGCGAAGCCTCTATTGAAGAAATATCAGAAAGTGGTGCAAATCTTTCTGTAGAAGATGTTGAAGAAATTGTTACTGATTTAATTAGTGATAGCACTTTAGATGCATCTGAAGTTTCTGCAGTACTAGAAGCAATTGCTGAAGGTGGAGAAGTGTCTGCAGAAATTGCTGCTGAAGTATCTGAATCTTTATCAGAGGGCGGACTAACAGAAACAGAAGCAGCATTTATTACAGAAATGCTTTCTGCGGATGGAGAAATAACAACTGCAGAAGTTGTTAATTTATCTGAAGCCTTATCTGAAGACGGCAAGTTTACTTTGGCAGAAAAAGATTTAGTTGCAGATGTGTTGGTGTCATCAGCAGAGGGAGAACCAGTAACTGCTGCAAACATAGAATCGGCGGGACTTGAATATCGTGATCTTCCTCCATTAATACCAGTAGAAGTAAGAGAAGATGCTAACGGTAACCCTGTTGTTATTAATGCAGAAGTGGCTTCAGCATTGCTTGTACTAGAAAATCCAGCAGCATTATTAGATGCAGTTGCTACTTGTTTTAATCCAGATGAAGCAATTGAAGGTTTGACAGAAGAGCAAAAATGTGAGTTAGGCAAAGCCTTGCTTAGCATAGGTGCTGATATGTCTATTCCAGAACGTGAAAAAGCAGAAGATATTGTGGTTGTAACAATTATTGCTGGTCAAATAATTGTTGCTGCTGCACCTAGAAGAAGGAGATAAAATGAAAAAGTTAAAAGAATGGGGTATGGCAGCCCTAAACGAAAACTTTACATTCCTTGGCTTCTTTGTAGCATGGGTGGTTTTAGAGGGTAGCGCAAAGACGGTGGTTGGGTATGTAACCCTAGCATCAGTAGCCATATGGTTTGCAACCATAGGAATCCGTAAAGAAGACGAATAAGTTTGGTATAATGGGAGTATGTCAAAACTACGCATACTCCTACTATCAAGCATCCTAGCACTAGGATTGTCTGGTTGTGGATATGATGGTCACTATAGATATCCATGCCAAGACCCAAAAAATTGGGAATCAGCAGAATGCAAACCACCAATTTGTACTGCTAACGGGGCATGCCCAGAAGATTTAACAGAACAACCAAAGGTGGAGGGAACACAAAATGGCTAAAGAAAGATTAACTCCTCAAGAGTTAGATGCAAGACTTAAGTTTATCTTAGGTATCACACTAGGATCAATTTTATTTATAACTGCAACAGGCATAATGTATGCCCTTATATTTGTTACACAACCAATTACAGGACAATCAGAAAACGATAAAATGTTTTTTAATGTTCTTGGTAGCGTAGCAACATTTATTACAGGAACACTTGCTGGTCTTCTTATTGGATCATCTGGTGCTAAAGATGTTATGGCAGCACAGATTGCAAACAAAGAAGTTGATGCCAAAAATACAATGGCAGATAAAAAATTAGAGTCAGAAATTGATGAAGCAAAAGCACGTAGACTTTCTAAGCCAGACGGAGCAATGCCAGAAGAACAACCAGTTGATACAGATTGGAATAAGTAATGTCAAAAGATTCTACAAGAAAAACTTTACTAAAGACATTAAGTTGGGAAACTTTTCATTTGGTAGGAGTTGCTGGTGTTATTTATTTATTTACTCGTGAATGGGAGTATGCAAGCCTTGGCGCCCTTATTTATATTGGATGGGAAGCACTTGGATACTTTTTACATGAAAGAGTTTGGGCTAAATTTGGAAGCAAGGTAAAGTAATGGCAGAACAAGGAACAGCAGCACGTCTTATTGAAGTCGCTGAAGCAGAAATAGGAACTATTGAAGGTCCTAAAGATAATGAAACCAAGTATGGCAAATTTACTAAAGCAGATTTTCAACCATGGTGCGGTTCTTTTGTAAACTGGTGCGGTAATGAAGCAGGAGTAAAGATTCCTAATACCGTTTACACTCCAGGTGGAGCACAAGCATTTAAAAAAGCAGGATCATGGATTGACGGAGACTTAGCAGATCCAGAGCCAGGAGACATCGCCTATTTTGATTTCCCATCTGACGGGGTAGACAGAATATCTCACGTAGCCATTGTCGTTAAAGACAACGAAGACGGAACAGTTTGGTGCATTGAAGGTAATACGTCTGGAGATCCTAAAGGTAGCCAACGTAATGGTGGAGAGGTTTGCAAAAAACTTCGTGCCTTTAAGAAAAATAAAAAAGGAATTATGGTTTCTATTGTAGGGTTTGGTAGACCTAAGTTTGGCTCTGCCCCTGCGGGTACTGCTAAAAAGGCTGCTGCAAAGCCTAAAACATGCTCAGCATGCGGTCAAAATATTAAATAAAGGTGTTTGACTAAGCAATAATCATTTGCTATACTTAAAGGGTAAACTCTGAGGGGATTTCTGTATGACTGTTCTTGCTGTAGTCCGTCATGAAAATAAAATCTATATGGCTGGTGATCGTGGTGCCTCAGACGATAATACCATTCTTCCATTAACTTCTCCAAAGGTTTGGAAACTTGGTCCATATTTAATTGGGTATGCTGGAGCGCTAGACGGTGAACGTATTCGTTATAATTTTAATCCATATATTCCAGATATAAAAGATTTAGATAAGTTTATGCAAACTAAATTTATTAAACAACTTAGAGATTTTTATAATAACTGGTGGGTAGATACTACCAAAGAAGGTGATTTAGGTCTTATTATTTGTGTTAAAGGTCAAATATATGAGCATAATGCTATTGATATGTCTTTATCTAAGTATAATTTAGATTATTTAGCAATGGGTTCTGGCGCTGAATATGCTTATGGGTATTTAAATGCTACCGAAAAATCTAAAGATCCCCGCAAAAGAGTTGTAGGTGCAGTTTCTTCTGCTATTAAGTTTAGCCCATCGTGTATGGGACCTATTGATGTAGTTAGTATTTAATGAATCTTAAAAATAAATTTAAAAAAGCAAAAGAAAATAATACATTTATAGTAGAAAGATCCTATTTTCCAAATAATATTACTTGGGAAGACATATTAAACTTTATATATAAAGCATCTTCTATTGAAGACATAGGAGAAAAAAATAAGAAAAATTTTTCTAAAGTAGTTCCAGAAGGAAATCTTTTTATAACAGTAAAGGGTGAGTTATCAGTACACCATCCACTATGGATTAAAACTTTAAGTGGAAAAGTTTGGAAAGACCTTCCAGAATTAAAAGATTTTTTAATTAAACTAAACAGTGATTTTGGTAGTGCAACGGCATTTGAAAACTGTCAGTACTATAGTGAAACATCCTACAGAGATTGCAACTGTGGTTGCGTATGGCACTCAGAAGGTTTGATAGTTTCTTTGGCAAGTCGTTTGATTAATGAGCACAGAGATGTTTTTGATGCTGGATATATTCAATTAGTAGGAAAATCTTTTTGGAAAATTGAAAAACACGACGATATATGTGTATTAAATTCAGGAGATATGCTTTTATTGCCACACGAACTAACTCACGAAGTTTGGGGAGAAGGTCCAAGGGCTGGAGTTTTATTATACTCAGAAGACAAAAATAAAAGTTGACAAAGATAGCAGTTCAAAGTATAATTTATATATGACAAACTTTGACGATATATTAAAAGATCTACAAGATGAAGCATCAAGTCTTGATGAGTTTGAGATTTGGTTAACTAATGGAATTGAGCGGGGATGGGTAACAGAACCGTTCTGTAACACTCATGAGGGAGATCCCTATATGAGTGATGAAGAAGCACAAGAGTGGGAAAAGGGCGGAGACCCTTGTCAGGTAGTAATTAAAATACAAAACAACTAATAAAGGGGTAAAATGAAAAAAATAACAATGGGGCTTGTAGCAATAATTGGTTTAGTTTTAGTTCAACCAACTTTTGCTTCAGAACAAAAATCTTTAGTAATTATTGATTCATATTTTGATTCAAGAGTAGTTAATGGAAATGTATCTTGTGTAACACCTCAAGATACTGCTTGCTCTTATACAGCAAGACTTCCACTTTCTACTTCATTAGTAAGTCCAGTTAATCATGGAAATGCCATGGTAGAGGTCGCTAAAAAACAAAATCCAAATATTAAAATTATTGGATTATATAGTGCTGGACCAAACTCTCCTGTAAATGCTGGAAATTTTATTGATGCTTTACGTTGGGTAGATAAAAATTCTACAAAGGTTTCTGCAGTATCTTTTTCAGGATTTTTTAATGGAAACAGAGAATGTTCCGTAGCGCCTACAAATACTGCTTCTTATGGTGGGGTCAGAGGTGCTGATGCAACTATACGTGCATTAATTGTAAGTTTAAAGTCTAAAAATGTTTCAGTATTTATTGCAACTGGTAACAAGCCTGGAACAAAGATTGATTATCCAGCATGTATTGCTGACTCAGTATCAGTAAGCACTGGTGAAAGAAATAGTTCTGGTAAAGTTGTTAGTGGACATTCATTTGATAAAAATACAAAATATGTAGCATCAACTGAAATCTATAACTACACATCCTCTATCTTTGGGTCTATTCCACAAACAACATCATCTGCAACTGCTGCAGTTGCTGCTCAATGGATTACACAAGGACAGTTAACAGATATGGTAGTTAAAGTTCTTCCATAATAGTGTTGCGGATATTGCATAGTGGTAGTGCGTAACCTTGCCAAGGTTAATGTGCGGGTCCGATTCCCGCTATCCGCTCTAAGCCCTCATCGTCTAGTGGTTAGGACATCACCCTTTCACGGTGGTAACAGGGGTTCAATTCCCCTTGGGGGTACTAATTTTATTAATACTGCATAAAAAATTATGATATGATTATAGTATGGAAAAAATATATTTAGATGATGATAAACAAATTTGGATTATTAAAAATTTTCTTACCCAAGAAGAATTAGCATGGTTCAAAACTCAAACAGATGATAAAAATGGATGGTATCCAACAATGAGATCTCCATACCAAAACATTTTAAATAAATTTTTAAATATTATTCCTAAATATGATGAAACTCGTAACATTGTTTTTCCAAATCAAGATTCAGAAGTTATTGATCTTCCAATATTTTCTGATCCAGGTGGTGTGTGGGATAGACTTGATTCTGTATTACCTCTAACATACAAGCGACATGCAACATTACAAACCTTTAAATATATGACAGATGAAGAAATTAGAGAAAATGCAAATTTATCTGCTTTAGAAGAATATAATATTTCTGTAGAAGACATTGATTTTGCAATGTATTGGCATCAAGATCCTGGAGCAGAAAGCAATATTAATGCTTCTTTTAGCCTTTATCTTAATGATGATTTTGAAGGTGGAGAATTAGAGTTTGGAAATTTACCAATTAAAGTAAAGCCAGAGGCTGGCATGCTGGCTGTAATTCCTGGCGGAGACAAATACAGGCATAAAGTAAATAAAGTACTTGGCCCCAACTCAAGACATACTCTATATGGCAATTCATTTATAAATATTGAAACAGCCCCAGTCAGCACGGCAGATGACTGTTAAAGTTATGTTATAATATACCTATGAAATCTATATATGATATTGAGTTAGATTCTGCCGAAGGTACTCCAAATTTTTTGCAACAATTTAAAGGCAAAACAATTATGTTAATTAACACAACCGTTGGTTGTGGAAACGCTGGTCAAATGGAGTCTATTGAATGGATTCAAGAAGATATGGCAGGAGAAAATTTTACTGTTGTAGCAATTCCTACTAACGATTTTTGTGGTCCAAGCATCACAAAAGGTAAATGGTCACAAGGTATTACTTGCGGTATGGATTCTAAGTTGTACGGAGAAGATGTTTATGGTGTTACATTCCCATTCTCAGAAATGATTGTTTCTAATCCCGCAGAAATCCCATTAGAGGCACCATGGCTTGGTAAAGGTCCAGGACTTAACGGTAATGGCCAACCCTTTGGAGAAAGACATGAACTTTATTTAGAGGTTTCAAAACAAATTAAAGCAATACAAGATAAAAAAAATAAACTTGGAATTGTTGAAAAAACAGATTACGAGTCACGTTATTTAAACCAGCATGACGGTGGATTTATGATGAACGCTAACTTTGAAAAGTATTTAATTGACAAAGATGGTTATGTAGTTAAGCATTATCCTGCTACAACACTAAACTGGGATGTAGAGCGTACTCTAAAAGAAGACCTTGCGGCACAAGGAATCCCAGCAAAAATGGGTCCAGATAGATCTGAGTACATTTTTAATGAAGAAAATGCTGTTATTCGTGATCATATTGAAAAACTTATGGCTGGAGAAAAATCAATTATTAATCCAGCGTATGATCATGCACATGAATTAATTGCTGTTTAAATTTAAAATATAGGGGAATTTTTATGAGCATATATGATTTATCATTTATAGATAATAATAAAAATGTTATAGAATTAAAACAATTTAAAAATAAAAACATACTTATTGTTAATACCGCAAGCCATTGTGGATATACATCTCAATATGCTGACTTACAAAAAATACAAAATGATTCTTTAGTGGTTATTGGTTTTCCATGCAATCAATTTGGAAATCAAGAACCAGGAACAAACGAAGAAATAAAAGAATTTTGTACAAGTAATTTTAGTATAACATTTCCTATTGCTGAAAAAATTTATGTTAATGGTCCAGATGCTCACCCAATTTACAAATATTGCAAGGAAAAGGCTACTGGGGGTAAAGATATAGCCTGGAACTTTGAAAAATTTTTAATATCTACTGATGGATCTATTAAGCATTACCCATCATCCTATCAAGTTTCAAATATTATATTTTTGTAATTCAAAAAAATAGTATAGGATCTATAATACGTTTATTTTAAGTTTGATTCCCGCCAAAGGTGTTATAATATAATGATGGAAGAATACGACAAAGACAATAAAAGAACTTTTTTTTATAGAAGTTTAGCAAACGCAAAAAATACACCATCACATTTATATGGTACAAAAATTAATTCTCCTCAAGATATTGTAAAAAAAGTTGAATATAGCATTAATGAATATGGCTATAGGTCTGATAAGTTTGATAAAAATAATGAAGTTTTAGTGCTGGGCTGTTCTAATACATATGGTTGTGGAATGCCAAACAAGTTTACTTGGCCAGAAATTTTTTCTAATTCTATAAATAAAAAATACTCAAGAATTGCATCACCTGGAGATAGCATTAATGGTCAAGTATATAAAGCGTTTAAATATTTTGAAGAGGTTGGAAATCCAGAAATAGTTTTAGGATTGTTTCCATTATACAGGCTAGAGTATAGTATGGTTCCAAACAAACTATTATCCCCAACATTTTGGAACCAAGAAAAACACAAAAAAAATATAGACAGTAATAGTATAGGCGTAGCGTACTTTTATGAGGAGTATTTAACAAAAATTTCTAGGGCCCCACATGATCCAGTATATGTTCTTCCAAGAGAGTTTTCAATATTTTACAACTTTATGTTTATAGCAATGCTAGAGCAATATTGTAAATCCCATAATATTAAATTTATATGGAGCATATACGATGACACAAATATTGAGTACTTTATAAACACCACACCTAATATTTTAAAAAACTATATAAAAACATCTGAAGAAGTTGTATGGACACAAAGAGCATCAGATAGAAATTGTTGTGAAGAATTTAAAGATCATAAATTGTATTATTGGGCTGCAGACTATAATCCAGAAAAACAGATTGGGCATTGGGGAATTCATACACACAAACATATGTCAAATGTATTTCTTAACAAATATGAAAAAATAAAAAATGATTAATAATATTAGGTGGTATTATTACAAAATAATTATACTTTTTAAAAATAAAAAAAGAAAAAAGAAAGATTTTATTTATTAATGATAATTCTTGGAATTAATGAAACATCGCATGATGCTTCTGTCTCTCTGATTAAAAACGGGAAAATATTATTTGCAGGGCATGCAGAAAGATATAGCAAACAAAAAAATGACTGGTACATTAATGATAGTTTAATAAAAGATGTTTTGCAGTATGGCACACCAAACTATATTGCCTATTACGAGAAGCCTCTTTTAAAAGCCTCTAGACTGGCTCTAAGGGGTGGGTCTGGGGATTGGAAACCAAGGTTCAATATTGATGGCATCCCAAGAAAATCTTTTAGCCACCACTATTCTCACGCAGCAGCGGGATACTACACAAGCGACCTTGATAGTGCCTGTATTGTTGTTATTGATGCAATAGGAGAATATAACACATCAACAATATGGGTTGGTAAAGGCAAAAAAATAAAATTAAAATATAAGCAAAATTATCCAGTTAGTTTTGGATTATTTTATTCAGCATTTACACAACTCATTGGCCTAATGCCAAACCAAGAAGAATACATTATGATGGGTATGGCTGCCTATGGAGATTGGAAAAAATACTATAAAAAAGTAGACAAGTATTTTCCATCTTACTCAAAACAAAAATATAACTTTCATAAAGGAATTTATGATTGGGGTATAGAAATATCAGAACAGGATAAATTTGATATAGCAGCAGCCGTTCAAGTTGTATACGAACAAAGACTAAACGACTTTATGCGTATGGCAAAGTCAGTTACGGGCAAAAACAATTTAGTGTTTATGGGTGGATGCGCTCTAAACTCTTCTGCTAATACGTTGCTATGGAATATCTTTGATACAATTTGGATTATGCCAAATCCAGGAGACGCAGGGTCTTCTCTTGGTGCAGCAGCAGCACTTTATGGGAAACATCTTGAATGGAAGGATCCGTACCTTGGCTATGACCTTGGTGGAAAGTATCCTATTCAGAAAATTGTGGACGGTATATTAAAAGATGGAATAGTAGCAGTGGCAACAGGACGTGCAGAATTTGGTCCAAGAGCATTAGGAAATAGAAGTATTCTTGCAGACCCAAGAGATCCATTAATTAAAAACAAGGTTAATCTAATTAAACAAAGAGAATTGTTTAGACCATTTGCTCCAGTAGTTATGGAAGAATATGCTTCCAGATGGTTTGATATGGACTTTACAAGCCCTTATATGCAGTATACAGTCAAGTGCTTACAGCCAGAAAAGATCCCTTCTGTAGTACATATTGATGGCACATCAAGAGTTCAAACTGTAAATAAAGACCAACATTCTGGACTTTACGATGTCTTATCTAATTGGTATAAAATTACTGGAATCCCAATACTACTTAATACTAGTTTAAATATTAAAGGGCAACCACTATTAAATGATAGATTAGATATAGAAAAATGGCAAAAACAATATAATTTTCCTATATTGTCCTAATCTGGTATAATATATATGTACCTGCCAAATGGGGGTACAAAAATGAAACTCGCTGAAAAGGAGAAAATAAAATGGTAAGTTCATTTACACTGGATCTTTTTAAGGATCCATTTTTTATTGGTTTCAATCGTGAATTGGACCGTTTAAGTACAGTACACAATCTAGCAACTCGTCAGGCATATCCGCCATACGATATCTTAAAACTAGACGAAGATACATATAAACTATCTTTGGCTGTTGCTGGATTTTCAAAAACAGATATTGATGTTTCAGTAGATAATGGAACATTAATAATTAAAGGTGAAATAGCAGAAGTAACAGATGCCGAAGTTGTTCATAAGGGAATTGCTGCTCGTAAATTTACTCGCACATTTGCCCTTGGTGAATATATGGAAGTATCTAGTGCTGAACTTAAGGATGGCATGCTTACAATTAATATTGTTCGTGTTGTTCCTGAAGACAAAAAACCCAAAATAATTAAAATCAAGTAAAAAAACAACCTGGGCATGTTGTAAAACTGCCTATTATAAAAAAGGAGTATTTAGTGGCTTCATATGAATATGACTGTATGCCTTGTGGCACTAGAGTAATAAAAGAAAGATCTATTAATGATTTTGATCCAGGATATAGTTGTGAAACTTGCAATAGATCGCTAGTTCGTGTATACTCTAATATAGGATCAATTTTTAACGGTACTGGATTTTATTCAACCGACAATAGAAAGAGGTAATTGGATGTATAATAGAACTATGGACAGTGTTACAAAAGATCATCCAAGCGTAAAACCTAAACAATGGGTTTTAAACTCAAAAGATCGTTGCGATAAATGCCTAGCCCAAGCGTTAGTTAAAGTAAAAGGCGCCTCTGGAGAGTTAATGTTTTGTAGCCATCATTATGACAAAATAATGAATAAACCAGAATCATATAAAAAAATGATGGCTTTTATGCTAGAAGTTATTGATGAGCGTGAAAAATTAGTAGAGAATAGAGCGATTGGGGCAATATAATGTATGAGTATTTTGTAAAAGAAGTAAAGAATGTTGTTGATGGAGATACTATTGATGTAATTATTGATTTAGGGTTTGATATTTTATTTTCATCTCGTGTACGTTTGGCTGGTATTGATACTCCAGAATCACGCACAACAGATAAGGCTGAAAAGGCTCTTGGACTTGAATCTAAGGAGCACTTAAAAAAGCATTTAAAGGATGCCAAATCTATTGTAATTAAAACTGAAAAAATAAATTCAACCGAAAAGTTTGGTCGTATTTTAGGATGGCTATACATTAATGACGATACAGAATCTGTCAATGATAAAATGATTAATGATGGCTATGCCTGGGGATACATGGGAGATGCCAAAGTAAAAGATTTTGAGGCATTAAAAAAGGCTAGAGAAAGATCTAAAAAATGAAAACAGTTTTTTATTTTACAACAGAGTGGTGTGGTGCTTGCAAAAAAACACGACCAATTGTTGAAAAATTAAAAAAAGATGGTTATCAGTTTCAAATAATTGATGCTGACTATGAGCAACTACTTGCTAAAAGGTTTGAGATAATGTCAGTTCCTACTTTTATATTATTTGAAAATGAAAAAGAAATTAAGCGTATAGTTGGTGCACAAACTCAACAGTCTTTGTTAGAGTTTATAAATAATGAGTAACGAAGAACAAGAAATAATTGAAAAACTTATTCTCGATGGGGGGTTAGAAACTGTAGGAGTTGACGAAGAAACTGGTGAATTGCTGTATTCCTTTACTCCTAAAATTAAAAATCTTATGCCAGATTTATACAATGAGCACATAACAGATGTGAATTCTTGCGTTATGGAATTATGGGAAAAAGGTTTTTTAGAAATAGATTTTTTTGCTTCAGAACCCATCATTACCCTATCTAAAAAGGCTTTTGATCAAGTTGCAGTGGAGGGTTTATCCAAAAAAAACAGGTGGAACCTTTTTGAAATCATACGACTTTTGCACCCCAAAGCCTGATATAATAGATAGTATGACATACTACTCAGATAACGAAGAAGAAGATAAATGGGACAACATGACAAAAGCATGTTGGTCTGGATATGAACAACGTGGCATGAAAGATAAAGGTGGGCGTATGGTTCCTAATTGCGTTCCCGTTGGTAAATTAGAAGAAATGGAAAATGAAATGGCAAAAGCAAAACCTAATTATGAAGATTTTATTAAACCACGTAGGGGTGGATCAACACCATCAGACCCTAAACTATATGCAAGAGTTGTACAAGCAGCAAAAGATAAGTTTGATGTTTATCCATCTGCAGTTGCTAATTCTTGGGTAGTACAAGAGTATAAGCGTCGTGGTGGTACATACAAAGCAGAGTCACAATCTACAACAAAAAGTATTTGGGATGGATCTTTTAATCCTTTAAGGTTTAAAAAATAATGGCTAACAGATCTTCAGGTTCTTATTTTAAAAATTACGGATTTAATTCTTTACAAATTAAAAATGGCAGGATTGTTCGTTTAAGAAAAGACGGTACTGTAAAGGCAGATCTTGGTCCGTATCCAAAAACAAAGGCAGGGGTAAGTCATGGCAAATAAAGAACAAAAGGGTAATGTTAATACAAAAAAAGAGCCTAAGATGACTCTTAAAGAAAAACGTGTTGCTAAACAACAAAAGCGGGATAAAAAAAATGGCTGATACATATACTCCTACCTCTGGTATGAAGGCTGCTGCTAGACGTGCATTAAAGTGGAAAGAAGATGGAAAAGCAACTGGTGCAGGAACTCCTGTAGGTTGGGGTAGAGCAACAGATATAGTTGCTGGTAGAGCAATGTCTCTTAGTACTGTTAAAAGAATGTTTTCTTTTTTTTCCCGTCATGAAGTAGATAAAAAAGGTAAAGGTTTTTACGATGGTCCAGAGTTCCCATCTAATGGAAGAATTATGTGGGATGCTTGGGGTGGAGATGCAGGATTTTCATGGAGCCGTGCAATTGTAGAAAGAGAAAAAAAGCAAGTAGAAAAGGTTTGGGCAAATAGCCCATTTAGTTTTAGAAAGGGGTAAAAGTGGAGGATTTAACTATTGATGAAGTAAAGCAGTTAGTTATGTTTTATAAACAAAAATCTGTAGATCTTGAGTTTAATTTATTGCAATTGCAAATAAAGTTAAATAGGACTATATCTGTTCAAGATCCAATAAAAACAAAACCAGAAGTTAAAAAGTAAATAGGTTTGAATAATGCAAGAGTTAATAGTTTTAGGCTTGACATTGTCTCTTGCTTGGTTTATACTTAAAGTAGGTAAAAGTAATAAGAAAAAACTTTTTTCAAGAACCTTGCATAAACAAAGCGACACGCACAGGTTGTTAAAATTATTTTTTTCTATGCCTTTATCAAATAACCAACAAAACTTTTCTCAATTGACAAAACATAAAGAAAAGGGTACAATTAAGGTTATTGTTTTAGGCAACGAGGCATACTGGATATCTAATAATATTTTTTATGTTGCAGAGGCTATAGATGGTGAGGTACAACGCCACACCGCTAAACCAATTGATACTAGTACTTTATCAAAGGGTGACCTAGATAAAATGCTTTTTATATTAGACAGTTTAAAGGATGGTAAAAGAGATGATCGTGGCGGTTCAGGGCACAAATGAGTTTAACGACTATAATGTGTTTATTCGCTCTATGGGCGTTGCCATGTCAAATATGCACAAGGATGACAAAGAGTTTATAATTTACTCTGCTGGTCCTGCTAAAATAAATTCTTTTGTTTCCGAGTTTTCTAATTTATCTGAAAGAGGAATGAAAGCAAGAGGTAAAAAAATTAAATTTTATAAAGTTGCTCCAGTTTGGATGCAAGAAAATTTAGATCAACTTAACTATTTTGCTTTTTTGAGTAAGCCTAATGAAAAAACTTCAAGGTTAGTTTCAGAAGCACAATTAAAAAATGTAGAAGTTGGTATATTTAAATACTAGGGGGTATTTATGTTTATTAGAAGTTTAAACACTATGGAAAAAATTGTTTCTAAAAATAGTAATTTACTTTGGAATGGTTGGGATGTTATTGATTTAAAAGAATCTGACATTGCCAAAACATCTCCAAAAGGTATTAGAGTTAAAGATAAATGGTACATTCATAAAGTTTATTCTCCTGGTCGTAATGGGTGGGATATACCAAACAAGTATCGAGAATAATTATGAAACAGCATTTATGGAAAGATAACGCAATTTGTTTAGGTCTTGATACAAATATTTACTTTGATAAATATGAAGATAATGAATCTGGCAGGGCAATTGTTGATTCAATGTGTCAACAATGTCCAGTAGCAAAGACGTGTTTTGCAGTAGGCATTTCAGGTAAAGAATGGGGTGTTTGGGGCGGAGTATATTTAGAAGGCGGAGAAGTATCTAGAGAGTTTAACAAACACAAGAGTAAAGAAGATTGGTCCAATACCTGGCAATCTTTAACAATGGAAAAATAATGTATACAGATAAAATGAAAATGGCATTTCATTCTATTCCAGCACCTAAAAATTTTAAGGTAGACATTATTGACAACGATCATTTTATAACCATTAAGGCTAATGAGGCTATGTTTATGCGTTTATTTGACACAGAGAAGCGACATGCTGTAGAATATATGGTAAGAGTAAAAAAGGCTTTAGAAAGCAATGGAGCAATCGTAATGATTACTAGGGAGGCTATTAAATAATGAAAGATGTTATTTTAATATTTTTTATAGTTTTGTCTGTTTCTTTTGCCATATCGTATTTAACAATGTTATCCAAATTAAACAAACTTAGTTTAACTTCTGCTCAATTATTTTTAGAAAATTTTAAACTTAATCAACATGTTGAATCTATTAAAGCAAACCAAGAATTAACTAACAACGACATACATAGAGAAAATTTTATAAAATTTTTATCAGATTCTCGTGACTGGGCTTTTACATACATTGAAGATGTTCAAAACGGTTTAACCAAGTTTGTTGAAGAAGTTGATCCAAGTATTAACTATTTTTCAGAATTTAGCACTTTATCTGAAGGTCATCCACTACATGATAGTATGAAAAAAATATCTATTGCATATCAAGATTTAAAAAAGTTTTTACCAAATGAATCAGAAATAAATAACACATAATGGAATTTTATTATTTTGGTGGAAATTTTGCACCAGGATTTTTAGACGAAATAGATGAATCTGAATTTACAGGTCTTATGTTTACATATGATGTAACTCAAGGGGATATATTTACAAAATTAGCAAAATTAGCAAATCCAGATCAAAAAACAAAATATTTAATTGCAATAAGACCGTATGCAATTTCTCCACAATATCTTTGTATGATTAATAATAGTATGACTCAAATATTAAATGGTAATAGATTGCAAATAAATTTTATTTCTGGATATTTAAAAAATCATGAAGAAGGTTTTGGAGGACTTTTTGAAGAATCTGCTGAGTCTACGGCTCCACCAAGCAACATTGATAGATCTAATTATCTTATTAAATATGTAGATATTTTAAATAAAATGAGAGGAAATAAGAATAATCCATTAGACTTTTATATATCAACAACTAATCCTACTGTAGAAAAAGCAGCAAATAAATATAATAGTAAAATAATTTTACCTTATAAAGTTTACAAGGCTCAGCACTGGGAAGAAATTGATAAATGGAGTGGAAAAACCATTTTACAAAACCCATTAAATTTAAACTATAATAAAGTTATGTTAGCAATAACTCCTGTTATTAGAAAAAATATTTCTTCATTAGAAAAATTACCAGAAGATTATGCATATCGTCCAGTTTGGCGTAAAGGAGAAACATTAAATAAAGTGTCAGATGTTGAATTTTTTACTTATGATCAATTTGTTTCTTTTATAAAAGATGCTGAAAAAAGAGGTATAACTCAATTATTATTAAATTCTTATCCTAATAGAGAGTTTCAAGTAATTAAGCATTATGTAAATGAATATTGCAAATCAGAAAAAGTCACATGAAAGAAATAATTTTATCAACAATAACAGGTTTTGGATGCGGTGTCGTGTTTGCTGCATTCAAATTGCCAGTACCAGCACCACCAGTTTTTGCGGGAGTCGCAGGAATTATTGGTTTATGGATTGGCTTTACAATACTAACACAAATTATATCCTAGGAGGAATAATGAATAACCTAATCAATGATAAGACTAAAGCAATGCTAGCATCATATGGACGATCTGTTCTTGGTGCAGGAATTGCGCTTTACATGGCTGGCGTAACAGATCCAAAAGATCTATGGACAGCACTCGTTGCTGCTATTGCGCCCGTCGCATTGAGAGCAATTAATCCAAATGACAAAGCATTTGGTATTTTACCTGATGCTGCTGAAGTAGCAAAGGCTCTTAAGTCTGCAAAGGCACCAGCAAAGAAAACTACCAAAAAAAGCGCAGGTGGCGGAGGCCGTTTCGCTGTAAAGTAGTTTATTTTTTATCAGATAGCCAGTCTAGAAATAGGCTGGCTTTTCTGTTTATTGATTAATAATTTTTAAATATTTATCTTTTAATACTTCAACTGAAAAATTATTAAATCCAATTTCTATAGCCTTTTGTTTGCTATCATAGATGTTTATATTATTAAAATAGTTGTCAATAGATTTTCCTAATTCTTCGTGGTTAGCCTCATAAATATCTACCATTGACTTAGTCTTAAACTCTCCAATTTTATCTGATTTTACTAACCACTCTTTAGGAAGTATAATATTATTGGGAGATATGTCAGTCATAAAAACTGGCAGGGCACTTAAAAGAGCCTCATTCATAGGCAAACAAAGACCAGCATAACGTCTAGGAAGAACCATAGCATCATAGTCATTATACAGATCTTCTCTATTTCTAATATTATCTTTGTTTATTTTTAAACGGCTATCTTTAGTTATAAAGTCTAGAGGGGTTTGTGTTGCTATTACAAGTTCATAATCTGCACTAGAATGTTTAAGCATTTCTACTACGGTGTTAGTTCCATTTCTATCTTTGGCTGCTTTTTTACCAGCAACATGAAGTATTCGTTTATGGGTTTTTGATAGGTTATTTTCTCTTGCAGCATTAAACAATGATGTATCTGTTGGTGGTGGTATATGATATACCTTGCATTTTGATCCAAACTTTTCTTTAACAACATCTATATTCCAACTGCTTGGTGATAATAATACATCTGGTAACGGCCACTCTGGATGAACTAAATTTCCAAATAGTTCATAGTTATATTGCAATATTGTTTTTATATTTCTTTTTCTTGCTATATCCACAAAGTCTAAATGGTAAAATGTTTCACAACTTATAACAACATCTATATTTTCTAAAAATGCTAAAATTTCTTTTGTCCTAGGCATACCCTTAATTGTTTTTATTACATCATATTGTTTATACCAGTCTGGATGTTGCCTGTTATTATTAAAAGATGTAGAGTCAACTAAAAGAATCTTGTCTGGATTTAACATTTTTACAAGTTCCTTGGTTTGATTACCAAGTCCAGTATTATCAGATCTTGCAATAACTCCTAATCTCATTCTTTATATCCCCAAACATCATCATCCTTTGTAAATTTTTTAGTACCATCACGACCATCTAAATGATAAGATCTTTTAATGTTTCCTTCTGGATGATAAATCCAAAGTTTGTGTTGGTCCCAACCTTCTTGATCAAAACTATCATATGGTAAAACATCATCTTGAATTTTACCATGAAACCTATCTTCAATAAAAGTTTGTTCATTAGAAAATGGTAAAACAATATCTCTATAATATTTAACTGTACTCAAATGTGGTCTTTGACTCCATTGTGCAGTTTTCATAAAACCATTTTCTATTCCAAACATTAAATGTTGGTGTGGCTCTGGAATCTCTGCTTCAAAATGAAAACGTATTGTATTAGCCTTGTTGTATTCTAACATATCTAAACACTTTTGCCAATCAATCTCGTAATCTACAGTTAATGGTGCATCTCCTTCAACATAAAGTAAAACAGAAGTGTCTATAAGGTTAATTGTTTCTTTCATCATTGTAGTTTGATGACTATGTTTATCAAAAATTATTGGTAAAACATTTTTCCATTTATGCATAGACTTCCACAAAACTCTGTTTTTATATTCATCATAGTCTGATTTACGATTTATTCTTTCTTCACGCAAGCCATCTATCTGTAAAATAATTTCATTATTTGGAAAATGGTAGCGTATAGATTTGATTGTTTCATCAATTATTGATGTGCTTGGATGACTTGGAAGAATCGAAGTTGGAATTATAATTGTTACATCTCGACTATGCATTGACTTGCCTCATAATCTTAATTCCTAAATCTCTTTTATATTTAATCCACCAACAAACAACCTTATGCATATTATTAGGATAGTTGTCTAATATTTGTGGGATTAAGTTTTTTAATAAAAACCAATTGTCTACCGTTTTTATTGGAGTTATATCATCATAAATAAAATCATAGTATTTTATAAGATTACCCTTTGGATCAAGGGAATCCGCTACTGGAAAGCATAACATTTCTATTGCTTCATAAAATCTAAAAGAATCTATTACAACCGCACCAGATGGTGCTGGAGCAATCTTTGTACTGGCTAGGTTACTATAGTAGTCTTTTGGATGATCACCTTGTGCAAACCCTTCTGTTGGCTTAAACAGGGCATTGGGTATTGTTTGCATAGCCTTAGCCAATTCCTTTCTTCTTGAATGCGTAATTTGTCCACCAAAATATACATTATATTTTTTAGGTCCGTACTCTGGTAAAAATTTTTTAAAATGTTGTGGAACTCCAAGTGGCAATTTGTTATAATTTTGATGTTGTTTGTGTGGAGTCTGAAGCCATATCTCTATGTTAGGATGATTAATTTTATCTAATTTAAATCTAACTTCTTCATCCCCTGTAAAAAATAAAACTACTCTTTTTATTTTTTGTAATTCTTTATTAATGTGTTCTTCATAACCAAGATTTTGAGGTCCAGGAATTACGACAAATGCTCTATCAGTATTAGGTAATGAGTTTACTTTTATTTGTTCAATTTCGTATTTATCAAATATTTCTTTTAATAAGCCGTAGTCCCATTTATCCGCAGCACAATCTTCTTCATTAAAAGAATACAGGTATGCCTTTATCATTTATTACTTTTTCTCAAAATACCAATGTGCTTCATGATTTTTTGCTAAAAACTCTCCAACATAACCAAAAGATTGTAAATATGAAATAGTATCTTCTGGAGTTGTGTCATAGTCACGAATACCTAAATCATCATGAATTGATACAAATATTTTTAAATTATTATCTCGTAATGTTTTTTCTGCACCTTTAAATACAAGAAGTTCTGCACCCTCTACATCAATATTTAAGACATTTGGAATAATGCCAACTTCAGAAACATAGTCATCTACTTTAATCATTGGTATGCTTTCTGTGTTGTCATGAATATATACATATTTATTTCTATCAATAATCGGTCCAAGATGTTTTTCTCCCCAGGCATTTAAATTACTACCTTTGCGAGTGTCTGTTGTTTCATCACTCATTAGTCCAGCATAACAACCTAAAGGATCTACTGAATAATTTTTATACCATAGGGCATGAATGTTTGCCCAAAACTCAGGAGTTGGCTCAATTAGTACCATGTTTTCTGGTCCAACAATGTCAGCATAAACTAAGTTGCACCATCCAGCCTCTGTTCCAATATCAAAAAATACATCACCCTTTTTAAGGTGTTGCTGCATGCTATAAATTCTTTCACTTTCCCAATAATCCCAAACATCCCAATTAGCCAATGGCTCATTTAGTTTTAGTCTGTAATCATAGTTTTTTGTTTGTCCTTGACGCAAATATGGTACTGTCTTCCATTTAATATCTGATCTTTCTATAAAATTCATAGACCTAACTCCTTTATGATAGTTGCCCAACGATGGACATATGTGTGTTCTTTTTTAGTTCGTTCATGACCAGCAAACCTTATCTCTTCTCTAGTTAATCCATCTAAGATGTAGTAATCTATTTTTTGTTTAAGGTCTTCAAGATTACCATGTTCATAAAATATAATTTCTTTACCATCTTCAAAATATTTATCAAGACCTTTAATGCGGGGATAAATAGTAAAACCACCACGACCAGTGCTTTCAAACAATCTATCACTTGTGTAGTATGGATAGTTAAAATTTATGTTAAGACTATCACCTATTGCTACCTTGCTTTTTGCATAAATACGATTAAGCGCATCTCCACGAACTGTGCCAGTGTCTCCATCGCCACCAACATGTAAAAATCTTTTACCGTATGTTTTTCGTAAAAAATCTATTAATTGTGGACGATATTTATGTTCAGGATGATATCCTCTGCTACCAACAAAAATTATGTCATGTTCAAAGTTATGTGGATCGTAATCTTGATGTACATAACACTCTTTATCATATACGCCAGCAGGCAAGAAATGTCCTTTAACCTGTGTGTTTTCATTAAACCAATCACACATTAACTTATCTGTAGCAAAAAAATGACCTATGCTTGTATAAAAATCATCATTCTTTAAATCTTTTTCACGCTCAATGCCAAACCACAAATCCAAGTGATAAGTCATAGTTGGTATGCCAGCAGCCTTTAATTGTTTTAATACATCTGTCATAGATCTAGATCCTGGAGTTTGCCATCTATGTGTGTGTACCCAAATGAATAGATTAGATTTTAGTGCTGCATTTAATATCTCAGAACTACCCGCTTTTTTTTCTTGCAATTTTTGCACGGTATGTCCAAGAGACTCTAAAGAATTAGCATGATGATTCTCACTACTATAAGGCACTTCAAAGTTACCAAGAAATACTATATTAGCCAAGGAGTCCACCTATTCTGTCTTTATATCAGTATACCAGATTCTGATATACTTATAATAAAGCGGGGTATTTAGTGGATTTTGTTTACATTTGTCGTGACGGAGATAATGAAGAGTTAAGGTACTCTATTAGATCTGTCATAAATAGTTTTCCAGATGCAAAGGTTTGGCTGGTAGGTGGAAAGCCAAAATGGTATTCTGGATACCATATACCAGTAGAACAAAATCATAATAAATACACTAATGCTTTAAATAACTTACAGGCTTTATGCAACTCTGACAAAATACCAAACGACTTTATATTAATGAATGATGATTTTTTTATAATTAAAAAAATAGATAAGATTGAGCATTTTCATGGAGGTTTATTGTTAGATAAGATAAATAGATATGTTAAGATAACTGGATCATCACTATACATTAAAAAATTAATATTAACAAACTCTAGACTAATTCAAAACGGAATAGAACTACCATATGACTATGAGTTGCATACCCCAATGCCCATGGAAAAAGATAAACTTCGTTTAATACTTAAAAAATATCCAAGTTGTTTATGGAGATCTATTTATGGAAATATATATAGTGTTGGTGGTACAAAAACAAATGACGTAAAGGTTTATACAAATCGAAGACATTTGGCTAGATCTAATGAAATCACAGAAAAATCTATATACCTATCAACGGAAGATCAAGCCTTTAAAGGTATACTTGATAAAGTTTTAAGTAATATGTTTCAAAATAAAACTATCTATGAAAATTAATACTTATTCCCAATCGGCTATTTGATTATATGTAACAGAATATTCTCCAGAGTATATTTCTGCATATGAGATCATATCCTTGTTATATCGTGTCACAGTATTCCTATCTACTAAACCTGTTTTATATTTTTTACCATGCATAATTGGCAAATGTTTTATTTTTTCTGACTCTAATGAATTATTTAATGCTTGTATATACCTAGTTTTGCCAAATTGTTTTGAAAGAAATGATTGTTTTGGATATGTTTTTTCTATCCATAGTCTTTCGTTGTGATCAGAAGGCTTTGGATTTAACACTCTTTCTACCTCATTGTGATATATTCTTGTAGACCAACTCTTCATATTTCTTTCATAATTTATTAAATTCTTGTATGTGGAATCTGCGTAAGCCATAAAATTCTTATCAAGATCAGATGTAAATACACCAGTCGCAAATGTTATTAAAAAACAAGTAGCATAAGGAAATTTATCTGTATATTTTGTTACTTCAAAATGTAAATTTGGATTAAAAGAATTAATAGAAATGTTGTCAGAAAGCAATCGCATATGATTGCCAATAGAAACAAACTCTGGTGTATTCATATCACAATCTACAAAAAGACAGTCTTCTGGATTAATTCCATCAGCAATAGTTAAAATATTTTTATCGTATGCCCCAACAACAACTGATCCATTGTATCGATTAATTAACTTGGCAGTCATAAATCCATCGATGTCAGGAGAAATAATTAATTTTTTAGAATACTCTAGTGTATCTAATATGCTGGTTTTTAAATTAAATTCCATTATCCTCCATATATTTTAAGCGTTCCATCAATGCATGGTGCTCTGGATCATTAAGCATTTCTTCAATAGATTCTTTTACATTTGGTCTTAACTTACTTAATGGTTCAACATACTTTGGATCTTTTGTGACGGTATAAAGAAGTGATCGTAATGCTTCACACCCTTCATGCTTCCACCAAGTATAACAAACATCTTCATCTATGTTAGGACAAAGGTAATACTGATCTTTTATGGTTTGGATTATTTCTTCTGCATTCATAATTAATCTTTAGTGCTAAAAAATATTGCTGCAATAAAAATTATAACAGCAGAAATTAAAATGTTCTTAATAAAATCACTAAATTTCATTTTGTCCCCTTGCTATGGCTGCAGATATTTGAAATGCTTTAGAAGTGCGACGAGACTTGTTAAGACCCTTAGCCTTCCATAGGTCATTGGTACCTTCAATGTCCTGAGCAATTTGTTCACGAATTTCTTTAACAGTTTCTACAATAAAATGCCAAATCTGTTCTTTGTGTTTATCTGATAGTTCTTCAGTCCAATTACTCATCTTGATCCTCAAACTCTCTTAACGCATTAGAATTATTTAAACAAAATCCACAATCATTGTTAAACAGTTTGCCACCACAACGATCACAATAACTACTCATAAAAAGAATCAACTAACTTTGTCCATAATTTCCAAAGACCAAAAGAAATTAAAAATGCAATAAATATACCAAGTAGTTTTTCCATGTATTTAGTATATCAAACTATCTTAAATATAGTAAGTAGCCCATTTGTTTTGTGCTTTTCCAAAAGGATTACATATTTTAGCAAACATTTTTGCTCTTATAATGTGATTTTTATTTTCAGACTTAATCTCTTTAATAAGAAAAAAGGTAAATATTGATCCACAAATATTTCCTATAAATCTTAATATTAGGTTATTAGTTTTTTCTTTTCTAATAAAATCTTTATTCATTTATGCTCCCTCATGTGGTTTGTTAAAGTTTGTGATGCCATGCTAGACCTAGACTCTATCTCCCTTTTACATATTGGACAGACTATTATATGAGCCATATATTCAGTATAGCAAAAATCTTGATAGATGTCAAGTAATTTGATTTTTTAATTTTTTAACTTCATTAAACACTTCTAAAGCAAGATCAAAATCTTTTTCGCCATCAGTGTGAATCATTATATTGTTATATCCATTTTGTTTTATATGCTCCATTCTTTCTTTAAATTGTTCAATTTTATAAACAGGAAAAAATATTACCTTATTTTTATCAAGGTCATTAAGTTTTCCCTCAACCAACCTTCCATATGAAACTATGTTACAATCCCCAAAATTACTCATTTGTGGACACAAATCATCTGGAAATCCAGATACGTAAGTATATGGTTTTTTATATGGTTTTTTAGTTTCTAAATTATAAAATTGTTCAATATAAGAACAAAAATATTTTTTTCTATCTTCCCAATTGCTGCTATCATTAATTTCTGATATTCCGCTACCGCCAAAAAATTTTTCAAAATCATTAAAAATATGTCCAGGTACAAAATTAATTCTAACCCTGTCTTCCTGAATTAAATCTAATGAATGAGAAATAGCCAATAAATACTGAGGAGAAATATTGTATGGTCGAACAGCAACTAAATATTTTAACTTTTGATTTGTTTTAAGTCCCCTTGCTATTCTTATAAAAGGATCTCGCATTCCTGCTGCATAAGGTAATAGCCAACCAAAAAATCCAGAATCTTCTAATAAATCTGAAACATATTCAAAGTCTTTGTTATCGTGACGACCAAACCAGTAAATATTCATAATTTAAATCATATCACACTTCAACCTTAATAGGAAAAATATCAGATGATATAATATAGTATGAATATAAAATATGGAGGTATAAAATGATAAATGTAAGTCCTATAGAATTTCCTGGTATTGAAAACGTAATAAACAACTCAGAATATTACAAAGACAAGTTGATCTATGACTCTGTTATATGTTTTAGAAATGCCAATTTGACAGAAAAAGAACAGTTTGATTTGGCTGAAAGACTTGGTAAAAATATAGGCTGGTCATTGCTTGATAATACTAACAAATATATAGAAAATCATGTCCGCAAATCTGATATTGTTTCTGGACCAGATGATGTTATAGTTGAATGGCATGTTGAACATACATATTACACAAACCCAATAGTGGCTTCAACTTGGAACATGTATAACTTTAAGACAAATCCAGAAAATGGAAAGACATATTTTGTAGACACTAGTCTTATATTTGACATGCTTTCAAATGAAGAGCAAGAGTTCTTAACTAATAGTATTATTACTGAGCCAAAAATTGTAAAAGATTCACAATTAAGGGCGGGATTTATAAATGAACACACTAGCCTAGCAGACAACTACCCAATCATTGCTAAACACTGGTTAACGGGTAAGCCAGTAATTAGATTTACAATCTTACCAGCACCTATGATAGTAGACTTAGTATCATATAAAAGCGAATCCCCAAAGAAAAGTGAGTTAAGATATTTTCAAACATTAATTAGAAAAATAGAAGATATAGTTTGGAACAATGAAGATATAAGAATAGTTCATAGATGGCAACAAGGTGACTTAGTAATTCCAGATTTGTTTAAGTTAGCCCACGCTGTTACTGGTGGATTTCGTCCTGAAGATAGAGAATTTAGAGGTATCTGGGGATATAAGGATTAATTCGCTTTAAGTTCGGCGGGTATAAAACATGATATAATGTTAAAATGGCTATTGTTAACATAGAAAATATCAAAGCAAAATTTGAGGCTGGAGATTATCCACGATCATCTGATTATATAGACATGATTGACACTCTTGCTGCCCTGCCAGAGACCTCAGCCCCTGATTCAGATCAGGCAGTAATTTCAATGCAAGTATTCGGATAAGGAGAAATAAATGGCAACATATACTAAGGTACTTTTATCAGGCTCAACACAGGGTCAACCAATCACGGTAGTTCAAACAGCATCTACTGGTACAACTATCCATGCTACAGGTACATCTGCTACAACTATTGATGAGGTTTGGTTATACGCTAATAATACTTCTACCTCTCCAGTATTACTTACCGTTCAATTCGGTGGCACTGGCGCAGTACAACACGCTAAACCAATTACTCTCGCTCCACAATCAGGTGATGTTTTAATCGTTGCAGGTTTACCTTTAACAGGAACAGGTGCAGCAGCAAATACAGTTGCAGCCTTTGCAGCAACCGCTTCCGTAATTACAATTTCAGGATATATCAATAGGATTTCCTAATGGCTAATCCAAACCGCAGGGGGCAAGCAGGTAATCCAGTTTCAACTGGTATGCAAGGGGATACCTATACCCCTTTTTCTAATACTCACTTTGTTCTGCCTTATGGCTTACGCTTACAACAAACAATTAACGCTGGAACAACATCAGTAACAATTCCTGCTGGAATAAATTTTGTTTATGCCATAGCAGTTGGTGGTGGCGGTGGTGGTGCAAGCAATGGTGCAGGTGGTGGTGGTGCAGGAGGTGTTGCTTGGGGTTGGACATTAGCAAATCCAACTTGCATAGTTGGAGCAGGTGGTGCTGCTAGCACGTCAGGCGGCTATACCCGCTATGGCAACATTATTGCTGGCGGTGGTACTACTGGAACTGGTGGCGCTGGAATATTGGGTAGTGGTGCTGGTCCTAGCAATACTGGCAGTACTAATTATTGGGGAATACCTGGTGGTGCTGCTAGCACATCAAATTCTTTAAATGGTGGAAATGGTAGTGGTGGAGGCGGTGGTTTTTCTACCTCGTCTGCTGGTGTAATTGGCGGTAATGGTGGAAATGGAATTTCAGGTGGCGGTGGTGGTGGTACTACGGCATCAGGTGCACAGACAAATACAGCAGGTAATGGTGGCTCAGGTTTGGTAGGTGGTGGCGGTGCACCTGCGGGGGGAAATACTGGTACTCGTAATGGTGGTACTGGTGGTAATGGAATAAATATTTTAACTGGTGCAATAACTACTGGTGGTGGTGGTCAATCAGGAACTGGTTTAGGTAATGGTGCTGGTGGTGGTGGTGGTGGTGTTGCAGGCAATGGTTCTGTTTTTGCATCAGGAACTGTTGGCGGTGCTGGT